CCGTAATAAAACAACCCCGATTTGTGATTCGGATACCTCAAAACAAGCTCTTCGCATACTTCCTCTGTTGAGTTGCGCGGGTTCTCCAGTGCTATTTCGTCAATGCAATAAGCCCACCATAGGTCATCTTTCTGCTCGAACTGCCATATTGAACATGAGTTATAAGGCACTGAGTTCTGGTCAAAAGATACATGAAGCGGGCGATCAGGGTCATACTTCAGGTTATCTACGTGTTCAATCCTGTTAAACGAAGAATAAAACTCACCCCCTGTAGTGGCAAAAGGATTGCCAAATACTAAGGCGCGGCCACGTTCTTCTGTATTGTTTGCAAGGATAGTGTTTATATAATTCTCCCCAACATTATGAACGTTATGATAAGCCGATGAGATAACAACCTTTTTGTTATTATATTCCTTCTCAAAAAACGTCTTATCCGAATAAATCTTTTCGGTTATCTCATCAACATACTTATCCAGCTCGAACATCTCAGCGAGCCAGTCGGACTTTGCCGGTGACGTAAGACAGTAAAGAGGATTCCATTGCTCATGCTGTCCTCCTTTTGCGGAAGGTTTACCGTCAACAATAAACATCCCTGGTTGTCTCATTCGTGTTATGATGACCTCTTTTACAGCTTCCTCTTTCGTGTCTTTGGTTTCATCCAATAGACACCACGCGAACTCCTTGCCTGAATGAGTTTCGTAATTATCCAAAGAGCCGGTGAAAATCAACCCTCCATTGGCAAATGAGATAATATTCGTAAAGCGGTCAAAGTTACGTTTACATTTAGTCCACATTGCCGGAGGCTCTTTGCCTGAGACATATAATCCTGCGGGATTCTCTTTGCTCCACTCTGTCACTCCGATTGAAGCCCAATATTCACGGATACGAAACAGGGTCGAAGTATTAAGCTGATCGTATGTATTTGCAAAGATCGCCCCCCTTACGTCTGGGAACTTAGAAACAAAGTTGATTGAGAGAACACCACCTAAGAAAGTTTTACCCGACCCCGTCCCGGCAAGAAACAGATTTATCGCTGCCGTCGATTTGAGTATCGACATCTGAGGCTTTGATAATATCTGCGTGACTTCATTCATTCGTTTTGATAATCACGTTAGGCAATTGTGGAACGTTTACAGTAGCGTCAATCTTTGTCGGAGCATCAAAGCCTAACATCTTCGTGATTGAATCCAGGGCTTTCTGTTTGTCGAATAGTTTTATCCGGACATACTCAACAGAAATAGGTTCTTTCTCTTTTGAATCTGGATCATATTCCCATTCTGTTTTAACCTTCGTGTCAATCTCTGCAATGATAGCTTTCTGATCTTCCGTAAGCGATTCAAAGTCTTTTCGCTTTATCCAAGTATTGTGAAGGCTTGCGATTGAATTGAAGGCAATCTTCTGATGTTCCTGAAGAATACGGAGCTTTGTTATTCCGGCAGTTTCGGCCAAATTATCCTGTAATTCTTTGATTCGTGCTAAAATGTTTGATTTTGTTAGCATAGTCGAAGCAGTAGAACGGGCTGAGTTTTCAGAGTAACCGGCACGAATTGCGGCCTTACTTGCATTTAAGTCAATGCAATATTCATAACAGAATCTTTCCTGTTTATCGTTTAAAGGCAGTAGTTCTTCTGTGTTTTCTTCTTCAATCATTTCTTCTTCTTAAAGTATTCAATCTCAGCAAGCCTTTTTTTTGCCTTTTTCTTACTCATTGGCTTTGATAGTTTCTTTCCTTTCTTTGAGTAAACAATGCATTTATCTTTCTTACATCGTATCATATCTATCGTCCAAAATACAATTCACTATTAAGCGATCATCATTAAACATCTTTTTTGAACAAACATATTCTTTATATTCTATAATTAAAAATACTGGGTTTTTATGGCCTTCAACATCAATACAAATTCTATCTCCTTTATTGAGATATTTTGCGACATCCAATGGTATTTCAAGATCGGGTATGCTAATATCGTCAGTAGTAATAATCACTTTCATAACTTTATTTTTTGCAAAGTTAAGCAATATCCGGTTCACTGAAATCATACGCGACGGTTCCGACTGTCCCGACGACAATCAGCTTCCGCAATATTGATACCACTTCTTCTTTAAACTTGTAAATCTCGAAAGTGTTGCACACATCGTCAATGTCATCCATTAACACTATTCTTGTTTCGCTCAGTTTTAACAAGCGAATTAATGCCACGTAAATGTTTTTTATCTCATCCATAACTTGCCCCTTTCGTTTGACGTATGACTTCAAAGAGTATTGGCTGATGTGTTGATTCGTCTTTCATTGATGTATATGTATTTCACCCTGATTGATTACTATTTTGCCATACTTCAAATCTACTGCCGTAGTGTCACCGTCAAACAACTTACCGCGCCAATAAAAGATTACAATGTCACCTTCATAAACCCGTGCGCCCTGTTGCCAGTATTCGCCCTGACGGACTAACACAGGGTCAAAACCTGCAACCCAATAATCCGAAGCAGCTATGCCGTATTTAAACTCCGTAGGCGTTCCCCATTGCATACGACGTTCTGGAACTAAATCAGTAGTGTTTATAAAGTAAGGATTCATGACCTGAGAATGAAGATCATATCCACGTGCGCGCCACTGCGTAAGAGTTAAGCGATTGCCCCCGATCATGAACATTGGTTCTCCGGCCTCACACCAGAAAATATTATAGTCACTTTCAAATCCCTCCAAACACGATTCATTCATGACATTGATATTCGTCAGCCGGTTCTTTGTGTAGAAGATATTGTTTTTGATCTTCGTGCCTTTAGCTGATCCGACCGGATTGTCATTCTCATAAACGTCAATCAGTCCCCGCCACGTTCCTATACCCGGACCGACGTAAAGAGAATCCTCAGAATAAAATGTATTATTATAAATCCTCACTCCGTTCATTCCCTTCACAACAATTCCAACGGCTGGAGGATTGCGGATTATGTTGTAAGCAACCACGCCTGTTGAATCAGTCATGCCGTTTGACTTCCGGATTATTCCCATTGGAACGTAGTCAAGGTAGTTATACATTATCCGAACGTCAGTATGGTAGCCTGTAAAGACCCCGTGAGTGATAGTGTTAGCGTCCTGATCTCCTACCCATGTAAACTTATTGCCCGTTATCTCTGCCCCTCTCAGGTTGTTTGTGTATGCTCCGGTATTCTCCTGTCCCGCCTCCAGCATATAACCCGTTGTGTTCTCTCCGGTGACTGAGTTGTTTCTGAAGATGAATTTAACAGGCCGTGTGCGGTTTGTCGTGACCCCGTAAGATGTTCCACTGAGAGTGTCAACAAACGTGCGGCCTTCAACCAAGATGGTATCTTGTGCCGACAGTGATAAAGGCAAGAAAAGTAAAAACCAAAAGCGTTTCACTTTGCTATGAATGAATCGTTATTGCTCTGGTACATTATGAACCTGCCGCCATAACCCGTCGTGGCGTGTGCCGGTGAGGTCATAATCGTCAGCACTTTCTTATCATACTGCCCCGTAGGTCGTTTATCTTCGGGTATCCCTGCGGCCTCCCAATCAAAATTGAGATCAAAGTATTGTTCCTGTTCAGCCAAAAGCCTGTCAGCCGCATCATATAGTCCGTGAATCTTCTGCCAATTATCTGTAAGCAGGTCGCCCGTCGGTATGATTATCGGAGGCACTGTATCAACTGCTTTTACTGAAAATGAAATCTCAGTGAAGTTATCAAATACATCAGTTGCCCGTATCGTTACTGTGACCTGCGGATTTGTGGCGTTTAACGTAAATCCAGGCAGGGGATACTGAGTCACTGATTTGATCTGACAGTTATCCGAAACAGTTACCATCGGAAGGTAGTCCGGAAGTGTCGCCTCGCATGAAGTTGTAACATACACATATTGCGGAGGTATCTGGGCGATCAGGCAAGTACATGAGCTTGCCAAAAGCATAACGATTGCAAAAATAAGTAGCTTTTTCATTTCATTATTTGTTTGAAGTTATAAGGATATTTCTTTAACCATTCCGTAAGTTCTGGGTGATTAATTTCATCCAAAGTTATGAATCTTTTTTGAGCAAACCATTCTGTCCGGTGAAATATATCTTCTCCGGTCTGCATACATCTCTCTATGTTCTCGCGGTTATTCACATCCGGAGTATTAACCTGCTGTTCTGAAAAATGACTGAGTTTAGACATAATCATCTCCGGAGAACCCAAAAATGAATAATGCCAGCCCCCGTTCAGTATCGTAGTTTCACCCTGACCCCTGCGATCTCTTATCCACTGAGGCGACGGAATGAGTTTCTTTTTATAGACCATACAACCATCCCAAGCTTGAGCAGCGAGACAATTCACGTAGTAGTAAAATAATCTCTGTCGCATAGCAAAGCACTGATGACCTTTTGCTATTCCCTCTAAAATGCCGTCAGGGTTCGGAATTTCATCTTCATCAGAGATAATGATGTAATCATCCGGTCCGGCTTCAGCATAACCCTGTGCGATCAGGTTTCGGTTATCTACTTCCATTTGCCTTTCGTCCTTAAACGGCAAACTTTCAACTGCTATATGGATTATCTTCGGAAGATACTTCTCAAATAAATGCCGGTTATTGTCAAAATGTAGAGGTTTCGGAGCGTTCATATGCGTTCTCCCCATTTCGACAATCACGAACCTATCAATCACGCGATCTAAGGTCATCAACCGCAGTTCAAGTAATTCAAGATTCTCATAAAACATAAAGCAGTCGTAAATCATAAATCAGGTGTTATTACATGAACCGCACGATAGTCAGCAGACTTTTGCAGTTCAAGGTAGGTTGTATAATTACGGTTCACAAGTTCCTCAGTAATCTCATAAGGCCGGTCATGCCACTGATGATAAACAAACGAATCATCTATAAATTCAAATCTCAATCCCAGGTTCTGAATCTGATGTTTGAACATATTGTCCTCATAAGCTATCCCTTCCCAAAGTCGCTCATCCATGCCATTCAGTTTGCGAAGGTTCGCAGCGGTCATTGCATTGCAGAAGTGAAATCCCAAAGGCCGGTAAACAGAATGATTGTACCATGAGCTTTCGTCGTTAAACTCTGCGGCTTTATTGTTGAGTGTGATCCCTGGTTCTTCTCCGTGACCCAAAGAATAACAAGCAAAGGATAACACTGTTTCATCTGTCACCTTTCGTGCAGCCGTCAGAATATCGCCTGAGTGCAAACACTCGA